AATCCACGCACTTGCGTGTCGGTTCCAGGTTGGGGTGCGTGAAGTAGTTGCCCTCTCCGGCTGCATACAACCATACCTTCGTGTGCTTCGGCATCGTCATCTTGTCCAACCACAATTGCGGTGATGGCGAGATGACGTGTTCCGGCTGATAGTGATTGAGTGCTGCTTGCGGGTTTCCTTTCCACGGGTCCCAACAGAAGAGAATGATAGGCACTGTGGGGCGTGGATAGAGCTCCACCTCTCGCCGGTTGTGAATCAGGCACAGGTCGTATTGCTTCCAGTCGATGCGCGGCATATCGGACAACAGGAACGGTTCGACTTGGCAGGCACGGGCAAAGCACCGCTGCTTGTTGATGTTGACGTGGAATCCGGCCCGTGTCCAGAACTCCCGATAGCCTCGTTCCGTGGTGTAGAATACGGCCATCTTGGGCGCATTCAGCGTCGGGTCGTGGGCTACGCCATACCAGTAGCAGGAGTGCATGTGCGTCCACCACTCGCTGCCCTGGCGCTTGCAAGAGGCGATAACTTCCTCTCTCAATCGCCCCGTGTTCTTGCAGCTGTGCCGGTGCCAGCGATTCGTTTGCGTCGTGCGCGATGTCCACTCTAGCGCCTGGCAGGTTTCGCATCGATAGTGCGTCGGGTCCGGCCCGCCGTGTACGTCCATCTGACGACGGGTGACGTTGACTCCATCCACCACGAACGGCCCGCCCTCATTGTTGTACCAGTGCTGGCGCCTGGCTCGCTGGCTAGTCCCCAATCCGGCGGGTTGTCGTACAGGCCGCGCCCGCTTCGGGTGCGCCGCTCCTTTGATTTCCACTTGGGCTTGCCCCGGTGCGCGCCACCGCTGCGCCGGTAGATCATCGGATGGTCGCACTTGTAGATGGTGCCGATGAACTGGCAGTAGCGCGTGTTCCAGTGGATGTCGCCCGTGCGCTCCCGCATCCAAGAGCACACGAATCGCCCGTCTGTATGCACGTCGCTAAATGAGGCTGCCCACTCATCAAACCCCCGTCGGTACTCTGCGCTGAACAGCAGGAAATCACCCGCTGCATTGGTGTAGCCGCCCCCGTGGTCCAAGCCCCGGCGTGCGGTCATCTCTTGCCAACTCTGACCGAAATGTCCCGCCGGGACATCATACCTACGTGCGCGATAGATGGTTTCGATGTCTAGCGGCTGATTGAGCCGCTGCCACACGTCCGGCCCTATGGCATCATCCGGGTGCGTGCAGAGCAGCCAGTCGCCCGTGGCCCGCCGCAATCCCACGTTCACAGCGAGGAACTGGCAGAAGGTCATTCGGCCCGCCACGTCAGGGTGAACGCGCTTGGCGTGTATCTCCGGTGCCACCACGTAGCAGGTGTAGCCGTACTTGGCGGCCAGTTCATAGGATAGATAGTTCTCGTCCAGCGGGTTCCACTCCACGAACAGCCACTCTACGTCGATGCCGTGGCGCTCTGCCTGAGCTTGGTTGTACTCCGTGGCTGTCAGCGTGCGGCCCCTAAAATCGCCGCCATAGTTATCGTTGCGCCCTGCGGTGATGATGCTTACTTTCATATCTCCCCCCGCTTCACCCGCACATAATGCCCCAACACATCCAACGGCCTACGCTGGAAGTGCTCAAGTAGCCGCTTGTCTTGATAGGCGCGTGCATCTCGCCGCAACTGTTCATTGTCCTCTAGCGCCTGTACGATGCGCGCTGCCTCCTCCGTGTCGCTGCCGTCTATCATCAGCGTTACCGGGTGACACAACATCGCCGGATACGTGGCCCGATAGTCAGCCAACACGATGCAGCCCAGCGCCGCCGCTTCTGGGGCAGCCTGGCCGATGTATTCATCTTGGCGTGGTATCCAGGCATAGCGGCATCGCGCTACTTCTTGCAAGTAGCGCCGCGTGCTCCACATCTGGCGTTGCGCCACGGCCATAAAGGAGCGCGAAAAGTCCCACGGTTGAGGATGCGTAACCTCCATCCCGAACTGCTCCTCTAGCTTGGCGCGATAGGCGTCCAGGTCTTGAATGTGCCGGATACCGTGTGAGTCCAGGAACAGCCGTTGGCCGCGCTGCTTGTAGCTCACCACAGACTGGAACGACTTGGCGGATGCCACCATCGGCCAATGCGCCACGGCGGGCAGCTTGTTGCTCTTGTTGCCCTCCGGTGCCATTCCATCGAACGTATGATCCAAGAACAAGTCATAGCCATAGCGCGGCTTGTCGCCCGTCCAATCGCCGCACTTGTGCTCCCCAGCATAGTAGGTCCATAGTACTCGCGGATACTTGCGGAACAGGTAGCGGGGCAGAATCGGGTCCACGCTAATCACCACATCGTACTCATCCCACGGCACGGCGTCGATGGGCACGGCCTCTTGTGCAGTGCGTAGGGCATCCAGGGCAGCGGGCTGATGGTCCTTGAGTCGCTGGTGCATATGCGAAGTGTAGGGCCAATCCTCGACCACCCATACGTCTCCCTCAGTGTGGAATAGTAGGCCGAAGTTCTTGCTGCGCAGCATAAAGTCGCCGATGACACTCTTGGGGTTGTCCCACCGATGGGAGCGCCAGGTGTAGCCGGGTACATATCGCTGCTTGACGATGGCAAACCTCATTCCCGTTTCCTTTCCAATAATTCACCCAAGATGGACATCGGGTACTCCCAGAACTGCTCTTTCAACTTGCGCTCCTGGTGGGCCAGCACCTCAGCACGCAATCGCTCGTCGGCCTCCAGTCGCTTGATGCGCTCTATCACGCTGTTCCAGTTCTTCGGATCGATGTAGCCCTCCAAGTGGCAGAGCCGGTCTGGATAGCGACCGTGACCAGACAGCACAATGCACCCACAGGCAGCCGCCTCAATAGCCGCTTGGCCGATGAGGCCCGATGGCCCGCGCTTGGTGCCCCGCATCAGCACAAAGTAGCGGCACGATTTCACCCGTTCCAGGTACTTGCGTGGGGATTCGATGTTGCCCCGCGCTGCCTCCAGGTAGGAGGCGGCATAGTTCCACGGTCGCGGCGCACGCACCGGCAGACCAACTTGTTCAGATAGCCGCTTGAGGGCGTCCCGGTGGTTCTTCTCCTTGCGTAGCGCCCGACTGTCCAAGAATACCCCGTTATCGCGCTTGACGTAATGCAGCACGTCATCAAATGCCCGCTTGCTTGCCAGTGCCGGGAAGGGCACAGATACAGGCAATCGGAACGGGCGTGGCATCTTTATTCTGAGTACGTGGTCCATAAACACGTCGTAGCCGGGATAGGGCGCTTGGCAAGAGGCTTTGTAGTCCGGCGCTTTGTGTTCGCCCGCATAGTAGCACCAGAGTATCTTCGGGTATCGTGCCGTGAGTTCTGGCGTCAGACACGGGTCAATGGTGATGACAACCTCGTAATTCTCCCACGGCACCTTGCGCCAGGGAGTGGCCTTGCGCTTGGCATACAGCGCCGCGATGCCCTCTGGATGCAGCCGCTTGAGCATCCGGTGAACGCCCGTCTCGTGTGCATCCTCTATCACGTAACAGTCGGCGCGCAGTTCGTATATCATCCCATAATTCTTGGAGCGCAGCGCGTAGGCATCCAACATCTCGTCTGGCGTTGACCAGCGCGTGGTCTCCCAAGTGTATTCGGGCATATAGCGTTGAGTGACAAAGGCCAGTTTCATCGCGGCTCCATCAGCCAGTTTCCCGGCGCAGGCCAGTCTATCGGGCGGATGGTGTAGCGCATCTCGTTCACCCAGTCCACGACCTCACGTACCGTATGCCCCCGGCGTTCCAGGGATTCGTTGACCTCAACCACGATGACAGGGCGATGCCGGTTGATGGTGTCTCGCGCCCCGCGCAGCACCTCCAAATCCCATCCATCCACGTCTACCTTGAGAAAGTCCAGGCGCTCCCAACCATAGGACCACCACACAGGACTCTGGGCATTATGCCCCCCGTACCCGTCTAGCGTGACAACCTCGACCTCTGTCGTCTCCTCTTGCGCCTTGCCGATGGATGCGCGCCCCGCGAACCACAGCGTCTCGGTGTGCATCCCAGGCACGTCGCCCAGGACAGCCAGATTGGCGATGACGTTCCCGCCCAGCCTATTGTGCTCCAGGTTAGCCAACAGCTTGGCATAGGTATCAGGGCACGCCTCAAATGCGTGTACCCATCGGCACAGCCGCGCAAGGAGCATCGTGTATACGCCAACGTGCGCGCCAACGTCCACGGCCACCCAATTCGACCGCGCGTGCTCCACAATCCAGGCCATCGTCTGCTGTTCGTCATAGGTATAGGTGCGCGCCAGGGATGGGTAGTAGTCTACCAGTTCGATGCTGGCGTAGTCTGTGAACGTGCGGGTCAGTGGTTCAAGCACAACCCATCCCACCTATCCACCGGCCCCGCCCTCAACGCCCCGGCAATGGCCTTGCGTGCGTGACGCAAGGTGAACCAGCGCACCAACCGCCGCAGTGGTTCCAGTCCGTGCGCCCTTGCCGCCAGTAGGCTAGAGCGCACCGTCTGCCGGACGTACTCCCAGCCCAGCATCTCGTACCACTCACGCTCTGACTGCCTCCCGATGCCCGCGCTCAGTTTGTCCAGCAACACCCGTTCGGCGTGTGCATTGGCGATGGTGACAGGCCGATAGTCCTCCCCGATAGAGACAGGCATCACCTCCCAATGCGCGATGCCCCCGGCCGACAGCGCCACGCGCAGCATCAACCCCAGACGATTGTACCATTGCGGTGGCACATCAAACTGCCAAAAGTTGAAATTGCCCAGGCTGTAGGCAATCAACCCATCCCGGTACTCTTCAATCCCCTGCGGGCAGTGGGGGTGGTGGCCCACGACCACCGTCGCCCCGTGGTCCACCAGCGAACGGGCAAAACGCACTTGCCCCGGTGACGGGTAGGGCATATGTTCCTCGCCCCAGTGCAGCGACACAATCGCCGTCTTGGTGTCCTTGAGCAGTTGGGCCAACTGGCGCAATATCCGCGCCTCGCCGCGCCCATCATAGGCGAATACCCGCCCGCCACAGAATCCAACGCCTTCCAGTACACACCGACGGCGCACGGTTAGCGGATGCGCCCCGGCCCCCGCCACCGAGGCCAATGTATCCCGATAGCCCAGTTCCCCACAGTCCATCGTGTGATTATTGTCCAGGTGGGCCACGTCGATGCCTGCCACGTCCAGCCAGCCCGCCATTATCGCTGGTGTCTGGAGTCGAATGTGCTTCTTGGCCGTGGGGGGATGGTCGGTGAGCGCCGCCTCCAAATTGAGCAGGCACAAGTCGGCCTCTGCCAGTGCGCGGTGAACGTGCGTGAACGGGTAGTGCTTGCCCTCAGCGGGTCGGCAGAGGGTATCACCTGCGGCAAGTAGTGTGGTCACTTCTCATCTCCAAAAATGCCCAAGAGAACAAGCATTCCCATCATAGCTGAACCTATAGGCAACCAATTTGCCAAGAACACCTGCATCCCCGTAAGCTCAGGATGTAGTATCCAATAGATGAGACCGTAATACATTACAATGCCAGCACAGCCCAATACAACAAGAAAGGCCAATACATCTATGATTCGCCAACCCAAACCCCCACGCGTGCGTGGAGTCCACTGACCACGTGTCGGTTTCCTCATTCTATCCTTCCCCAAACCCCCACGCGCGTGTGGAGTCCACGTCCACATCCAGTTCTTGAATAAGAAACCCGTGCTTGCCTCTCGTCGTCAATGGCAGCGATTCCACCGCCCGCACCGTCAAGTCCACGTCATCCCCCAATTGCACCTTGACACGCTGATAGAGAGCCGCCACATTCACGCCTGATTCACGCGGCACGAACAGAAGGTCTACCTTGCCCCGCTCTTTCTGGTGGTATCGGAACTGGCGCAAATTGTCGTACAGGTCGCCGTGGTCATTCAGCGCAGCCGGTGACAACTTGCGTCCCGTCTTGGTGATGACGAACTCCCAGCGCCGCCCTTCCACATCCAGCCAAATCGGATAGGGCAAGCCGCAGTGTTCGCAGCCCACACCACCCCACACGGCCAAGTCGCCCGTTTTGTACCGCACGATGGGCGTGGCGCGTGCCACAAATGAGGTCGCCACAATCTCACCCACCTCGCCCCGCTGCGTGACGTGGGAGCCATCGGGGCGGAGTAGTTCGACGATGCCATAGAACGGCAAGACGTGATACGTGTCCGCGTATAGGCAATAGCCAGCCAGGGCAGATAACTCATAGCTGCCATAGTGGCTGAATATCCGCGCATTCTCACCGAAGGCACGGCGCATCATTCGCTTCTGGAATGGATACAGTTTCTCCGAGGCACACAGTACGCCCGACAGGGGCAGCACCCGCCCCCGATCCACCAGGAACTTGGCGAACAGGTAGCCCGCCGAGGGATAGCAACGGAGCCATTGTGGTTCATAGCCCAATGCCGCATGCCAGTAGTCCTCCATCTGTTCATCGGTTAGATGGAAGGAGGAGAACCGCAGTTCGTTGTATGCGGATACAAAATCTATGCCCTGCTGTGGCCGCCCGCGTAGGACAATCTGCCGGTCCCCCTCGCGCCACATTACGCGGTGATACTGGTGCGCCTTGCTCGCCAACTCACGGGCGAACGATTCAGGGTCGCGGTAGATGCTGATGGGGATGCCAGAGGAGCCGCCTGTGCTCACACGGTAGCGGCCTTCCACGGGTAGGCTAAAGTCGTCCAGCCGGTCACGCAGCATCTCCCGCGTCAGCCAGGGCAATCCCGGCAAGGTCTCAGGAGAGGGCAGGATGCCTTGCCACAAATCGTGGTATCCGGGCAACTGGGCGGCGCGGCATAGCGTCTGACGTAACATCGACCGCTGCCACTCCTTAATGGTGGCAGGCCCCCAACGTGAGGCGTCGCGGAGAAAGTCGAGCCACTTACAGTATGCGGGATTATCTAGGTCTTTGTGCCGCCTCATCTATTGCTGCGCTCCCTTACTTGCTCTAGTGCCCCATCTTGAGCGAATAGCTCAAAGTGCAGGCGCGGCTCAACGCAATATCCCCATCGCTGTTTATTGCGACTCCAGACACGGAATACGATATGATGGTCGTCTACCACCGCGCGAATGTGGATGCGCTCTTGGCGCTGTCCTGGATAGCCTAATCGCCAACCTGTGCCAGGGAGCATTTGGTCAACCATCTGCCTTGCTTCTGCTGGTGTCAATGCCTCAAGCATCATTTCGCTCTCTAAGGTGGGCAAGGCAGGACTCGAACCTGCGAACCATTGGACCCAGTTTACAGCCGGGCGCATTTGCCGCTTTGCTACTTGCCCATCGTTTCCATTGTACCACAAAAGTGGCTCCTGTGTCTATAGCCACGGCACTTTCAATCCCGGCACTTTGCGCTCTGGATGCCCCGGCAGCAAATCGCCATTGTGGTCACGGTGTACTTGTGCGGGCAGCCAGCCCAACAGGTCGGTAGACTGCACCAGCGTCATCCCGGTGCAAAATCCCTCCCGTGTCCACTTTGGCTTGACGCGGTGCCCCGGTGCGCTCACGAACTGGAACACCTGATAGCGTCCATTCTCCTCTATCGTGCGTGCCAACTGTTGCAGGCCGGTGAACTGCGTCGTGTCGTGCAGGATGACGAACTCTGTCAGCCGTCGCACGTTGCGCCAGTCCCGGCACGCCTGGGCATAGGAATGGTCGCCGTCGATGAATGCCAGGTCGAACCGCTGCCCCTTCTGCCGGTACTCTGCCAGCACGTCATCGCTTGCCCCCTGCCTGAATTCAATGTACTCTGCGATGCCGGGTATCAGGTGAACGTTATCCCGCCCGTGGCGCTGATCCACGTCGATGGTCCACACCTTCGCCTTGGCGTGGTGCTGCCGCGCAGCCTGAGCTAACACGACAGCACCAAGGCCTGTGGAGGTGCCTATCTCAAGCAACGTGCGCGGCTTGAGAAGATGGACCAGTGCAGACAGCAACAGGTAGTCCTCAATGAAACAGCCCTTGCCCCAATAAGCACGTTCTAGCCAGGTGTAATCTAAAAGCGGATGGGACACTGTAATCCATTGTGCGCCCTGTCACCTACCAGCGCCCTTACCTCGTGTATTTGCCCCGCCCCCGGTATGACCAACTCATCCACCTTTTGCAAGTTGTCATCCAGTGCCCACACCATCCCGTCACCTGATGTCCTGTCCTCGCGGGCCGGGCGATATAGCGACAGGCCGACGTAGAACGCCTTGTCCGTGCGCGCCAATCCGCGTAGGTAGTGGCGGGGAGACATCTGTGTGATGCGCGTGCTTGGCCCCGTGATGCGCAAGATGCGTTGTGGTCCCAGAGTGTATAACGCACCTGCCTCGGCATAGACATTGTGCAGCCCATTCCAGCGCACATCGAACGCCTCGGCCCCGACGTGGACCACGTCATGCGGATGCCAGCCCAAGTCGAATGTGCGAATGACCTTGGGTAGTTCATCGCGCCAGTGTTCCACAACATAGAATCTATCCCCATCACACCAGATAGAGTTCATGCGTGGGTCATCGCCCTTTTCACAATAGCGCCCCGGCCATTCAATGCGCCCCTGCTCCCACTCCCGCCACCAGCCTACCGCGTGTGTGCCCGACAGCACGGCATACAGTGTCCCGCCCCACCAGTACAGTTGATGGATTTGCGGGTCAGGGTCACGCTCCAGCGTTCGCAGTCCCCCCAGCCACAGATCGGCATCATAGGCCACGATGCTATAACCATCCACCACGTACAGGTGTTCATCGCTCCAGGTCAGGCCGCCCGCACGCCCCTGTGTCTCCAGGAGCACGTCGAGGCCTTGCCCGTCCCAGTGGAATATCTTGTCGTAGCCCGCGATAAGCAGTGGTTCTATCACCGTTTCATATTCACTTGACAAAATCTCCCTAACCTGGTATACTAGGGGCATACCCACATACTCAGGAGGCCAAAATGAGTTCATACCCCGTTAAGCGCATACTTAAGCGAGACAACTATATCTGTGCATATTGCGACGGCCCAGCTACAGAAATAGACCACATCGTCCCCCAGAACCACGGAGGGACACACGAGGACAACAACTTGGTTGCTGCCTGTAGCATATGCAACTCCGTTGCTGGCGGGCAACTCTTCTCTTCCTTAGCAGAGAAACGCAAGTACATCAAACTACACAAGAGGCGTATCCCTCGCCATGTCCCCCCATATGATAAGGCTTATCCACGCCATACCTACAGAGTGAGCGATGATACCCATAAGCGCCTCAAAGACATTGCTGCTGAACACAGCGTCACCCTGAACGGCGTTCTCCGATATGCCCTACATCTCTTCATACAGGAATATGATAGTGGCAAGGTTACGCTACCAATACGCGAAAAGACCGTCCGAACCATCATCATTATAGAATAGACGCACCTACAAGTGGCCTGGGGTTTATCGCTTCCCCCACTCCGCCCGCGTGTACCCCTGTCGCTTGTACCATTCCTCATTCGGATACCACTCACGCCGCATCTCTTCTAGCCTATCCAGCGGCTTGTCCAAGAATGCAGCCAGTCGCCCCACCTCAGCGTCAAAGTCGGCATTGAACGTCTCGTAGTCCACGAACAGGGTCTCCACGTCCTGGGCCATCTGTTTTGCCAGTCGCTCATAATGCGCCACGGCTTGGCGGTACTGCAACGGCGGGATGTCGCGCGCCTTGGTCGCCATCGCACTATCGTACACCGCACGCCAGCCCCGGCGCACCACAACGTACTTGGCATTGGCAGGGAATAGCTGATACAGCAGCGGCAGATAGCTGTCCTTGTAGACGTGTGCGTTGTAGCGATGTGCCAAGTGCGCGATACAGGCCCGCTTGGGGCTACCACGTAGAGCCAGCGGCGCGGGGGGCATTGTATCCGGTATGTGCTGCCAGTAGGGATGATGAACGCCCGCTGCTTCCCAAGCTGCCTTGCGGATGGGCATACACTCCCAATAGCCACGCGGATTGCTGGCCTCTCCCGGCTTGAGGTGTTTGCCCGCCGGAATGCCCATCATCGTGATGAGCATCGTCACGGCAGAGGTGCCAGAACGGGCAAAGCCGCCGACCAGGACTTCAGGCATCGGATTGCTCACCGTGCGCCTCCCTGGAACGGGCAGGGCAAGACGTTATGTGCCCAGTCGCCATTCAATAGGCGTATCTCGTACACCTCGCCCGCATCCTCCAATACGACCAAATCACGCAGGGCCAAAGTGTCATCCAGCACAGCCACCGCCGCATCGCCGTGGTGACGGTCTGGACGCGACTCTCGGTACTTGGACACGCCAATATAGAAGCCATCTTTGTCGCGTGCTAATCCCCGCAGGTAGGTCGCGGCCAGCGTAGCGTGGATGGGATGTCGCTCTATCTGGTCCAGCGCCAGACGCTTACACAGGACAGCATCGGGACTCAATACGTATAGTATACCGCCCTCGACGAATACATTGTGCAAACCCGACTTGACGCGGGCCGGGAATAGGTGCTCGTGGAACTCGTGAACTGTCAACGTGCGCCAGCATTGGTCGAAGACGCGCACTCGCTTCGGGCAACAGGCGTTCCAGTGCTCCACAACCCAATGTCGCCGCCCGTTGCCCCAGATGGAGTTGATATGTGGATCGTCATTGGGCGCGCAATAGCCGCGCATCTCCCAGCCGATGCGCTTCAGGCCAACCCGGTGCAGCGTATTGCGCCCCGTCTCTACGACGTGCAATACACCGCCGTGCCAGAATAGCTGATGCAGGTCCCACAGGTCGCCCTCGCGCACACCAAACCCCTCTATCGTGTGCAGTCGTCCATCCAGCACCAGTACGCGCCCAGGATGTCGCCCCGCCGCTACGTATACGCGACGTTCATCCCAGGTGACACCAAACACGCGCTCCTCTGCCTCCAGAACGGTGTGTGCTTTGCGTCCGTCCCAGTACAGTAGGCGACCTACGACGGAGATAAGGCATTTAGGTAAGGACACCGTGCGCCTTTAGCCCCTTCTCGACTTGTGCTTCAATCCAGCCATACGTATCTCTCAGCCCTTCCTCAAGTGGCACGATCGGCTCCCAGTTCAGTACATCCCGGCATAGCGTGTTGTCGCTATTGCGCCGCCGCACGCCCTGCGGCCCCTCGACGTGTACCTTGTCCACCGTAATGCCCGCGATGTTGGCTATCAGGTCCACCAGCCCATCCACGGTAATGGCCCTATCGCGCCCAAACTGCACCGGGCCGGGGTAGGGTGACTCCATAAAGCGTAGCAGCCCATCCACACAATCACCGATGTGCATATAGGAGCGCACCGCCTGCCCATCGCCCCAGACCTCGACTTCCCTGGTGCCCTTGAGCTTGGCAACGGCCACCTTGCGACACATCGCTGCCGGTGCCTTTTCGCGCCCACCGTCCCAGTCCTGGCGTTCATCGTTCCATTCGCCCGCCCAACTGCCTTCAGGGCCGTAAACGTTATGGAAGCGCACGATGCGCGTGTCCAACCATCCGGCCTCCCTGTAGTATTTGCACAGGTGTTCGGCGTGCAACTTCTCCCAGCCATACGCACCCTGCGGATCGGCGGGATAGGCGTCCTCCTCACGCAGCGGTAGGGCGTCCATCGAATCTTGCAGATAGTTCGGATAGATGCAGGCACTCGATGACACGAGGTACCGGTCTACGCCCGCCTGATGGGCAGCCTCTATCATATTCACGTTAATCATCGTGTTGTTCCTGATGATTTCCGCATCGTGGGTGGTAATGAACCCCATCCCACCCATATCGGCGGCTAGGTTGAACACCCGATCTATGCCCTCACACGCCGACCGACAGTTGCCGGGGTAGCGCAAGTCCAAGGGCCGCCAGTCGTCGGCCTCGGTTGCAGACCATTGTGGGCGCTTGATATCTGCACCGCGTACCCAGAACCCTTCTTGCTTGAGGCGACGGACTAGCCACGTCCCGATGAATCCGCCCGCGCCTGTGACGAGTACTCTTGTTTTTGTCATCTTATATCCTTTCACCTAATCCAAGCCCAATGTACCGTGCCCCCTGGGCCTCCACCTTCTCCCGGTCCAGGTAGCGCCAACAGTCGATGACCGTCTGCCCCTCACAGAATGACACATCGCGGAACTCTGGCAGCATAATGGTCACGACTACCACGTCGGCAAAATCCACGCAGTCCCGCAATCGCTCCTCACTACGCGGGCACGCCACCAGCGGGTCATAGGCCACGCACCGCTCGCCGTAGTGCTCCACCAGGAACATCCCAACGCTCTCCTCCGTGACATCGGTCCCCGGCTTGAACGTTAGGCCAAGAACACCTACACGCTGCGGTTCCAGGCTGTCAATGATGCGCGTCAGGCGCACGTTCTGGTATCGGTTGACCTTGTGTACTGCCTCGGCCAATGGCGACCACGTTCCCGCCGCTATTGCCGTTGCGATGACTGCCCCAACGTCACGCGGGAAACAGGCCCCGCCGAAGGCTGTTCCAGCTTTAAAATACTTGTGCCCAATGCGGCTATCGTGGCCGATGATGCGCGTCACCTCGTCCGCACTTGCACCGGGGAAGCCCTCACACTCTTCCCCTATGGTATTGGCTACGCTGATTTTGGCTGTTACCGCGAAATTCAAGTTGACCTTGGCGAGTTCCGCATTGACTAGGTTTGTCCGCAAGATGGGTGGGCGATTTGTGCAGAACGCTTTATAGACGCCTTCCATCACATCACCCGCCCGCACGTCACTCTGCCCAATCAACACAAAGTCGGGGCGCTGAAACCCAGCAATGGTATTGCCAAGCGCCACGAACTCTGGGCAGTAGCACAAGCCAACGGCATCACCTAGTACGTGACGGATAGGCCCGTCACAGGACCCTGGCATCACCGTGCTTGAGATGGCAACCACGTGCCCCGGCTTCTTGTCCAGTTCTGGCCGCAGCGCCTTGCAGACCTGGAGTACGAATTTGTTCGTGAATCGCTTGTCTGCCTGGGATGGCGTGGGCACTAATACGAACGTGACATCTGTCCAAGCCACAGCATTCGCCACGTTCATTGTGGCACGTAACTGCCCCGCTTTCACTACACGCACCAGAAGCTCAGGCAACCCCGGCTCATAGATGTGTGCCTGCCCAGCATTGACGCTCTCAATCACTTTGGGATTATTGTCCACGCCAACGACATTGAATCCCTGTTCGGCAAATGAGGCCGCCAGTGGCAAGCCCAATTTGCCGAGGCCAATTACGGAGACTGATACCACCATTCCTCACGCTCCTCTCTGAGCTGCGGGAACTCATCCAGCAGCATCGCGTACAGTTCGGCGGCCCGTTGCCGCCAGGTGTGGCAGGCCAACACCCGCTCGTGTGTATTGGCCGCTACCCGTTCCCAATTGCCCTGCTCTAACAGCCATTCCAGACCCGCCGCGATCTGAGCACAGGCTTTGTCATCATACACCGGGATGTCATCGGCTTTGAACTGACGGTACTCCTCACTACGAGGCTCCTCAAATACGGCATAATGCACCCACGGCTCCCAGTATTCCCCCGACACTTGCGGCATCGGGTTAGACAGCAGCGCGGTGCCCGTGGCCCCACAATCAAAGATGCGTGGCGGGCGGGTGGCAGGCGTGCGATTCAGGTGAACCACGACCTTGGTCCGTGCCAACAGGCGGGCGTAGCGCGGGCCAACTGACTTGCCGTAGGTGCTGCCATAGTGCCAGCCCTTGCGCTCGCAGAACTGTTCCAGCCACTTGTCCAGGGCAGGCCGCTCCCGGTTGAATGCATACACACAATAGAATCCCACGTCGATGTCACGGCGCAAGCCCTGATCGCAGTAGAATCGCTCATTGACGCTATAGGCAAAGCGGCGCGCTGGCAGCGCCTTGCCCAATCCCGTGCGCCACCTGTCCAGGTCATCGTGGTCCAGCAGCACCAAGTCGGCGTTCGCTTTGGCCCGCTCCAGGCGCGTGCGATAGTGGCTATCCGTCAGGGTGGGATATAGGACGTGCTGCACGACTGGGGGCAGATTGTGAATGCTACGCGGTCGCCCCGGCAGGATGGCAGAGTGCGATTTGAACTTGCCCTCATCCAACCATACCACGTCGGGCCAGGGGTTGCCGTTCTCCGCGATGGGCAAATCAGCATCCAGGCGTAACTTGAATGCTTTGGGCAGGACGTGATGGTCCACGATGAACTGCGGTACCTCATAGGCGAACCCACCGTCGATGCGGGGAAGCCAGCGATACCATTCGTCACGGTGCAGGAGCAAGACGCGAATCGGTTTCACTACTTCTCCTTTCCGACGATCAAGAGGGTACGTGCCAATACCCACGCACCACAAAGGGCTACTAGCCTTGATGCCCCACATCGTCGCATAATCTTGTAATGACCGTGCCACGTCCGGGGCAGCCGCAAGAGCACCTTCCACCACGGACGCTTGTAGATACGCACTATAATGTCGATTGGTGCCTCAATCGGATCCGGCACCAGCCACGGCCACCAGCGCGTGACGTGATAGAGAGTGTCACCCTCCAGGCCGCCAGGGTGCAGCGCCATCCATTGCCCATTCCGCAAGTAGCCCTGCACAATGCCTTCAACCGCATCCTCTACCCATACCACAGTCTCATCAGCAGGCACACGGTCCTCCACACTGGCCCAGGCGTAATCACACATCCAGATTCTTCTCCTCCCACTCCCTCACTTTGGCCCACGCCTCGGCACTATCTGAACGCCCCGCCACAATGCCTCGCCAACGACGTGCGGTCATTGGGAAGTGCAAGATCGCAGATGTATATTGTCTAGCGTCCCCATCTATATAACGTACAATTGAGTTCCAATGATTCGTCAAGACCATCAGCCGCAACGGATGTTGCCATAGCGCACGCAGTAGCGCCCCCTGGTCCCGCTTGCCCCACCGCGCCCATTCCTGATGCCAGCAACGGAAGAACGCGGCTGTGCGCTCATTGCGCTGGAAGGTGAATACGCCGCCGTTCAACTGTATGAGTTCGTCCGTGCCGATGATGTTGAAGGTGTATTCTACCTCGTCGGCGTTGTCACTGCGCTTCATATTGCGGGCCAAGTGGTACTTGCCGGGGTTTTTGCAGATGACCATATCCCACCCGTCCAGCAGTGGCTTGAACAGGAACGATGGGTCGGCAACTATCTCGGTATCGGCGTCCAGGTACATCACGTACTGCCAATCGTTCGGTGCCAGGTCATAGATGCGCGTCTTGGCGCTACGCCCGCCAATGTCTGCATCCAACACCTCCACCCACACGTCCTCCACGCCTATCGGCTCCGTGGCTGCCAGTGCAACCTCTACCCGCTGGACGTGCTCCCGAAAACTCAGCATTGACGCCTGGGCACACTTGCGCGCCGGTTCGCCAAAGGCCACATAGTACACGCCACGCTTGCCGTGACGGTCACTCTCTAGCGCTGCCTTGGGTACGTTGCCGTGGATATCCTCGAATACGGCGCGGTGGTCCTCTACCCAGTTTCGCACGCTGTACGGTTCCGTCAAATCGCGCAGTTTTTCCGGGTCGTACTCCCCAACGATAGCATCCCGCACCGCCTGCTCCATCGCGCCATAGTCGCCCGCCGGGAATCGGTATACACCGGGTGAATCGGGTATCAGATCCAGCATCCCCACGCCTATCGGGATGACAACGGGCACGCCGCAAGACAGCGCCTCCAGTGGGGGCATTGGGACACCCTCAATGCGACTGGCACACAATAGCACGTCGAGGCCCCGGTAAAAGTCGGGCAGGTCGTTGATGTGGCGGCGGCGGGTATGGACAGGCCAGCCCTTGCCACTGCCGACGAACGTCACCTCATCGGCCAATGATGCAGCCAGCCGCGCCACCAGATCCTCGCCCTTGCGCCCGCTACGCCGGTCCACGAATCCAGATAGGCCGACCACAGGCGAGTCGTGGTCGCGCTTCGGGCCTGGTGTGAACTTGGCGCGGTCCACAGGCGCACGCACCAGCCGGGTCGGCCCGGTCGCCTTGAGCATCTCCGCGTACATCGGCGCGCAGGTCAGCCGCAGCCCAATGCGCTCTGCGGCCAGGTCCCACCAGAATTCCTTGTACGGCGTGCCCTGCTCATAGTGGGTGAAGAACGCAGCGGTGTGGGTGGCAAAGAAATCGCTGTGCCGTTCTGCGAACTCGATGTAGGAGGAGAACCAATTGAGGTCAGCCTGGTCGCTTGGCCTATCGCTGATGGTCCAGGCGGGGTCACTGTCTGCCAACAGGCGGGCCAGACGGGAGAGGATACCGTGCTCGTTGTGGTCCTTGGCATAGTCTCTATCTACGATGTGAACGCGCACCTATCGCCTCCTCGCCGCCATCCCAAACTGATGCCCGATAATCATACCCCCGTTCCATTCCCTGCCAAGAAGCCACATCCGCACCGGCACACGGGCCAATGCCCGCAGTAGCGCGCCCTGGTCTTGATCGCGGTACACTTGCCATTCCTCACGCCACGCCTCAAATAGCGCATCCGTCGCCTCACATCGACGCACGAACATTACGCCCGCCTGGAGAGCCAGGGGGCGCATCCAGTACGGTGCCATCGCCGCCTCACGGTCAGCCTCGGAGCAATGCCACAGGAACGCATCATCCTGCTGGCTACTTGGAGCCATCGCCACGTCCCATCCATCGGCCAACGCCTGAAACCCCACGCTCACATCCTGATATGGTCGCGTGTCAGCGTCCAGGTAGAGCGTTTGGCTATACGGACTCAGGATGTTGAAATGTAACTTGGCCCATCGCGCGCCAGGATGGTGGTCGGTGAACGCGATGTGATGCACGTCCCGGCGGCGCGTGCCCCAGAATGTGCGGTCGCACGCCGGGCCAATGACGCACGCAGGCAACCAACTATGCCGACGCAATAGCCCGATGCTCATCAGCGCCTCACGCCGGGCACGCTCACCATAGGCCACGTATATGACACCGTTCACTCCGCTGGCCCTCTCCCCCTATCACTCCACGTCGTCGGTAGCGTGCAAATTGTCGGCTTGGCGCGGTACACGGCCCGCAAGAATGAGTGGAACGGGTCGGTGCTATCCACCCGCTCCTCATCCCAACAGTTCATCAGGTAATCGGTATCACTACACCGATTGACAAACACCATCCGCCAGTCCAGCAGGGGCACGGCCAGGTAACAGGCGGGATTGCGTCGCAACTGGTCTGCCGTGTGCAGCAAATCCGCTGTTCGCGCCTTGTCTTCCTTCTCCCCCACGTCACGGGCCAGCACCTCATAGTCGTACATCGGGGCGGCCACTTGCCAGGTATCGAGCAGGTGATAGCCGATGGGCAGCAACTCCAGGCGCATCGGTAACTCTGGATTCCATAGCAGCGTCTTGGGCCAGCGCAACTCATACGTGCCGCACACCACACCAACGTGGCCCGCGACCTCGGCCAAGGCCATCTTGCCCGCCTCTTCGTGATCCAGCAACACGATGCCCGACGTGTCGGAGTCGATGAACTCTAGCACGTCCGAAGTCATGATCTCTGCATCACCCTGGTGAACCCAACGGAGCGCCAACTGCTTGCCCACGTCCACCCAGTCGCCAGGGCTGTGATGCACCAGCTTGCCCGCCTTTTCGATGTCCTTGACCGTCTTCAGTTTAATCCACATCGTCGGGCCTTTCCTTCGGGCGGTACGTGCCCGCCAGCCACTCACGCAGCATCGCACGCAGCAGCGCGCTCAAATTCACGCTTTCCCGTTGCGCCTTGTCCATCACGGCATCGCGCAAGTCGGCGTCAAGCCAGAAATTCACCTTTACGTCCATGATGCGGTTGTCGCTGTCCCGTTCGTATATGTCCACGTACATATTATACCCGCAAACAGCCGCGCCGTCAAGGGTTTGGGCCTCAACGGCACGGCGCGGGAGGGAGAAGGGGCCTCCCTCACGCTGTCATTATCAGTCTACAATCTCCACCCAGTTGGTCGTCGCGGTCGGCTGGAACCTGGGGATGGCCCCGTAGAGCACGTAGCCGTACTCTACCGCCGCATTTGTGACCACCACCCGAACACTGACGCAATCAAACCCGTTGACTACATCCAGTTCCTCGGTTCGGAGTTCGATGCAAATCAGGTCGTCCCCGTCTCCGCTGGCCTGGGTCAACTGCGTGATGCTCTTGCCGGTGATGACTTTCGCGCCTGCGCCTGCCGTGCTGGTCGCCTGGCGGATGGAGCAAGCCAGCGTTGCCGTGGCCTGCATATCGCCAACGTTCAGCACCAGGACTGCACGATGGTAGTTCGCCAGCGATACGTAGGTGCTATCCGACGTGCCTGCACCAAATGAGTCGCTGTACTGAATGGACAGAGGATAGTAGACCTCGGTAAATCTCTGCGTGTACTCAGGCATTGTCTATTCTCCTCTAGGTGCTCACATCGCCAAGTATGACGAAGGGCGAAACTTGCGTTGTGCCATCCTGATACGTGAGCGGCGCGCTCAACCACGGCTGCCCGTCAACGCGATGCACGACACGCCAGCTTGTCTCGTCCCAGCGCCAGCGGTCGAACTTGGTGCTTTCCACCGTCGTGGCTTGCCGGTCGCCGATCAAGTAGTACAGCCAGTCGGCCAAAATCACGTCGCCCGCCGTGCCGATGCGCGGGCACTTTTCGCTCCAGATGACCGGGAATCCCAGCAGATAGCCAGGAACCCCGTCGCGCGCATTGGGCTGCCATACGTAGCTGGCATTTCCCGCTGGCCCGCTCAACTGAATGAGGTCAGCCATTGCGCTCTGGGTGATGACCCATACGCCGCGCCCAGACGGCAAGAAATTCTCCATCATATTGGCTAGGTCTGCGTATCCGATGGCTCCTGCTGCTGCACGCGCTACGTTGATGGTCGCGCCCGCGTTGATGACGCCCAGGGGTTGGCCCGCGCCGGTGCCCTGGATGAATGCATAGTCCTCGTGCCACGCGACGCCCCCGACCATGCCCATCGGGCCGGACAGGAACGCCTCTAGGCTGATGGCGCTGTCGTCCAGTAGCTCATCACCCGCGCGCGTGTAACCGTAGAGCTTGTGCGCCACGAGTGCGATCTTACGGAAGGACGGGTCGCTCTCGGTTTTCTCCGTGGCTTCCTCACCCCAATAAAACGCCATGCCACCGAACCAATGCGGGACACCGCTGGTCGTGCCAGTCTGGTCCAGCACCGGGATGTCGATTTGTCGGCGTCTCATCGGGATAACGGTCGCCCGACCTCGGACGATGCCCATCTCCGCTTGCGCTGCTTGCAGTTCGGCCAGGTACTCGGTCGGCACCAGGAACCCGCCAGAAGCACCGATGGCTTCCACCAAATCCTTGCCCTGTGACGGGCCTGCACCCTGTTTCGGTGCGTCTTCATAGAATGTTACCAGCCGGTTGTCGGCTTGCCCGGTCTTGTGCCACGTACCCACGGCATACAGGAACTCGCCCCACGACTTGAACGCCCCGCTCCCAGTAGCCGGTCGCGTATCAGCCTTGGCCTCTGCCTGTATCTCTTCGGCCATCTGCTCCAGTTCGACGGCGCTGGTCTCGATTTCCTTGAGCTGCACGCCCTCGGCTTTGAGCTGCCGGGCCTCAGTCAGCATCGGTTCAAGTTTGGCCTTGTCTTCTGCGGTCGCCTCTTCGTTCGCCAGGATTTCCTTGGCCTGGGCAAAGAGTTGACCGCTTTTGGCAAGTCGCTCTTGCCACTTCATTTCACTCATCGCTTACACCTCCAATAGTATAGCGATTTCGTCTTGTTCCACGCCGATGAGTTTCAGCAGTTCCTCGGAGGTGGGTGTCCCGTCGGGCGGCCCGGCCTGCTCGTCTGTTTCCTCCTCATCAGTTGCGGCCTGCTCGGGTGCGGCATCGTCTGTCGCGGCCTCAGCAGGTGCGGTATCGTCTCCGGCATCGGTCGCCGGTTGGTCGCTCTTTTCCTCTTCTTCTGTCTCTCCGTAGCCCGGAATGTCCACGCCCGCGTCCTCTAGCACTTCGATGAGACGGGCCAGGGCGTTGGCGATGCGCGTGGCGTTACGGGCAGCCAGCACGCGGCCAATCTTGGCATCTGCTTTCTGTGCGTCCTCCAACATTCGGCGGGCGCGCTCCTGTAGTTGCGTTTTCTTGGCATCGGTCAGCCCCGGCGCATTACTCTGTGGGATGCGTGCGATGGCATTACGTAGGTGGGGCAGGTCGATAGAGCCATCAGCGTCCTTGTAGGGAAAGTGGCGAAGACTACGGGGAGTCGTCTTGCCCTCGTCGTCTTTGTCTCCGCCGCTCTCGACGTAGAGAAAACTCCCGTCTGGCAAATCATTCACGTAGCGTGCCGTCCAAGTCACTTTGCCCGCCTCTGGCTCATTGGCATATAGCGCCCTTACCTGTGCAGCCGCCTCAGCCTGGGTGTCGTGTTCGCCCAGTGGTTCGCCGGTCGGGTTGCCGTCCTCGTCCACCTGATATACCCGCCACTTGTCACCCTCACGGATGGCCCGCCAGGGTTTCTCCTCCTCCGGTCCAGCGTCAGAGGCCAGCGATACGCCGGTGCCCCCGATGATCTGTCTGCCCTCTGTACCCGTGCCTGCTGAGCGCCCGCCCAATTCGTGCCCACACTCAGGGCAAGTAGACTCTGCGCATTTGGTATCGCTGTTCCACTCGTGTCCACATTTGGGACAGGTACAGTGCCAGACAGTGCCAGGAGGCGTCAGAGCATCCGCGCCGCCGACTGCCTTGTCGGGGTCGCCGTTGTCGCCCTTGGCAGACACCACAGTCGTGCCAGGAACAAGTCCCCAGAGCACAGGCGAGTACTCCCAGAGCCTGACCGTTTTCAGGAGTCTAGCCCGCACATCTTGGCCCTCTCCATTCTTGACAGTGGCGTGTTCTACATCCAGCGCATCATATCCATATGACCACTCTTGAAGCGCGCCTGATTTGATGCGTGCAAATGCGCCCCGGCCTTCCGGCGTATCCATCAAAAATTGAGTCTTAGCATAAACGCCGCCCGTAACCTCTGGATATTGGTCTACAATAGCGTGAGGCAATTCAGCCCGCGACATCTCCCGAATCTCCAGGGGCTTGCCTAAGACGCGCATTACACTGTCCGTTTTGTGTGAGTCCAGCACCTTCACTTTACTACCACGCTCAGACAGAGTTTTGCGGAACGAATTGGGGAACGATATGTCATTTCCTCTATCCAACACGCCGAATAAAGTTATCACCCCTTCTACGATACCTTGGTCAGCGTCGATGACCTTGGTCCCTATGCTGGGAAACGTTTTGTGTTCCATTGGAATCTGCCTTTGCTGGACATCCAGCCTTGCAAAAATCCGACTTTTGTGTTATACTATTAGTGGGGCTAGGGAACGCGACCCGAACACTCGGTCACTGGCACCGAGCCGCCCCCACCATCAAATATCTGCCAGCTATCCTGAGCCGGGAGGATTTTGTTGTGCCTCAAAAAGTCTGCCAACACTGCGGCAAGTCTTTTTACTCCAAGGGCAATGCCCAAAAGTTCTGTTCTCGCGCCTGCCACTACGAATCGCGCAAGAAACGCATTCCGCGCACCTGCAAGAATTGCGGCAAATCTTTCGAAGTTCGTCCAAGTGAACTGATTTACAACGCTGGTGACTTTTGTTCGCGCAAATGCTCTCATGAATATCGCGTAGGCCCAAATGCCGGGCATTGGACTGGTGGCCCTGTTACCCGTAAATGCCAGCGGTGCGGCAAGCTTTTCACCATCGACCAAAATCGCGTGACCAAGGGGCGTGGGATATATTGCTCGAAAGATTGTATGAATGACATTCCGCTTATCTCTAAAACCTGCCCTGTGTGTGGAAACACATTTTCTGACCGCGCCGCACGAATCAATAAAACTTACTGCTCGGCAGAATGTCAACATATAGGCATGAGGGGCGAGAGCCATCCCCACTACCACCGTACAGCCAGAACGTGCCCACATTGCGGCCAATCTTTTCAGGTCCATCCCAGTAGTAACCGGCGCTATTGTTCGACCGAGTGCCATGACCAAGCGCGCGCCAGCGTTACCAAGATATGCGAACACTGTGGCGATGCGTTTGTTGTTCATCACTTCCGCGCCCAAAATGCCAAATACTGTTCCCAAGAATGCCATTGGCAGGCCAAGACTAGTGGCGCTACTGCCACTTGTGAGATATGCGGTAAAGTCTTTTCCATCTATCCATGCAGAGAAGGGATTGCGCGATTCTGCTCTCGCAACTGCTTCGCCCGGTACAATGGACCAACGTCCATAGAAATACTGCTCCAGCAAGAACTTGAAGCCAGGGGCGTCCTGTTCAGAACCGAATATAAAGTTGAGCGCTGGCATATCGACATCGCTTTTCCCGACCACAAGCTCGCCGTCGAGGCCGATGGTGCCTATTGGCACAGTAGCCCAGAAGTACAAGAGCGTGACCAACGCAAGAACGCTGACCTTGAGCGCAAGGGCTGGATAGTCCTTCGATTCACTGGTGACGAAATTCGCTCCTCTCCTGTGGTCTGCGTGGATGCGATAGTCGAACATCTCACGCCACGCCCGCGCCCTTAAACTCTGTCGGCCCCACAGTGGAGCGCCGCCCGCCTTGTACCGCGCACTTGGGGCATAGCGCTACCAGCTTGCCGTCCCGGCGCACCATACAGATGGTGTCCGTTGGCTGTAGGCACTGAGCGCAGCGCACCTCGACCAGTTGTAGGTTGTTCGGTTTCGTTTGCCTGTCCATCATATCCCAACAAAAAACGGGCCGACCTCATAAAGAAGTCGGCCCGTGTATGTCCTGAGCCAGCGTCAGGGATGGCCCCGACGGGTTATGCTATTGCCAAACTATGCTACCGATGGTCTCCTCTCCATTGAGGCGTCAAGTCCCAGAACGTACCAATGCTCCCATGACCACCTGGAAGTTCTGTCCGCGTTATGGCTGCTTTGACAGGCTCCCAAGACCCTGTAAAAGACAAGGGAGGCAACCGAGCTATGAGCTTGCCATATTCTTTGACTACATCTGCCCTGAACTCTGTCGGCACAATATAGCCGGTGATATTTCCTAGTTCTAGCTCTATCTCGACATTTGGCCCTGCTACCATTTCCACTGGATAGCCAAGTAGTGATTCCACTTCCCCCAAGGCTTCCCAAGATTGGCGCTCTTTCTCACGCATCCAAAGACGTGCACTTCCGCACGATATCACTGCATCGCCCTGCAATTCACTATTAGACTGCAACTGGGCTTGCAGTCTATGTACCTTGAGTCTTGGCTTCGCTATCGGCCATACTTGACGCCGTATTCCCAACACATCAGCTACCACATCCCGTTCCTGCGCTGTCAATTCGTGCGCGCCGTGAATAGGCTCAATCAGCGCCAGCGGCCCCTTGAGCGCCACCGCGCCAGCAGTCGCCAGTATGCCCTTGAGGAAATCGCGTCTCGTTAACATAGTCCCATTATACCACTTTCAGGCGTCGGCGTCAATGGTCAGCAGCCGGTCCACGTCCTCTATCTCTGCATCCAACTGTTCCAGAATGGCGTCTTTCAATTCTGCCTGACTCATCTGCGTCACAGGTGGCAATTGTCCCTGCGCTTCTCCTAGTCGCTTGCGCCCCCTGAACTCTGCGATGCGCTGCCGATAGTCCGCAGCCATTACGGCCACGGCCTCGTGTAGATTGCGCCCCGCCCACTCCCCGTCCGTCGAGATGCCGTGCTTGCGCATAAAGCCCACATCGCGCATTGTGAACTGGCGCACCGGCTCATACTGACGAATAGTCGTAGCCTCTGGATGGGTTGTGAGGATGAGGGCTAACTTCTCCCGCGCCGTTTCACGTTCGGCTGCCGTTGCCCCCTTATCCTCGGCCAAACGCAGCAACGCATCAACCTTGGGCTGCCAACGGTCTTTAGGCATCTTGCGCCCTTTCCTCATCCACCAGCTTCTCGACCTTGACCCCGCACCCGCTCAACACGAACTGTAGCCATAGGTGCTTCGCCAGCTTGACCACGGCGACGAGGTGCAGCTTGCCACAGGGAAGCGCCTGCATTCGACGCGCCATCTTGACAGCAGGCAGGGACAGGTCTTCAGGCAGGCTCACGCTTGGTGCTCCGTCTCTGCTTCTTGTCGAGCTGCGCCTCCAAGTCGGCCACCCGTTCCAGCAGAGCAACGAACTCTAGCGCGGCTTGGCGGGTGTTGAGGCGAATCAGCCGCCTGCCGTCTCTGACGTGCCACTCGTTGTGTTGCTTGAATGCTTCGGCCATCACTCCTCCACCAAAGGTTC